GTGGTTATTAGCCCCACAAACAAAATGTAAATAGGCAGTTGCAATAATGCATGTAGCTGACCCTTATCAACAAATCGCATTACGAATTTTACAATTTATAATAAAGAGCGATCGGTCTCTGAATACCGATCATTATACGTACCCCAGTCTGGTGCACTGGGTACAATTCAAGAAGAAGGTATTGCTAATTTAACAGAACAAATCACCAATTTCGAAGAGCAAGATGCTGGTTGGACCACATCTATTGGCTCTGGTATGGATCCCACAATGAATTTGAGTAAGACGTCTGACGCCACACTCGGTTCGTTTCTTGGGAGACCTACCCGATTAGCAGATTATCAATGGGCTGTTGGACAGCCCTTCTTTCAACGCTTTAATCCTTGGGCAATGTTCCTTAATGATCCGCGTGTTGCCGAAAAGATCGCCAATTTCGAGCTATACAGAAGCAAATTACACGTTAAGATTATTATTTCCGGAACTGGTTTCCATTATGGTAGGAGTCTTGTCTCCTATAATCCATATTTTGGATTTGATGAGCTGACGGTCGAACGGAACTTTTTAGAAGTCGACCTGATAGCTGCATCACAAAAGCCGCACTTTTTCCTGAACCCAACAAATAACTCAGGAGGCCAATTAGATTTACCATTCTTCTGGCCAAAGAACTACTTATCTCTCAGTGAAACTGATAGGAATGACATGGGCGAAATGACTATTAAGTCAATGCAGCCTCTGCAACATTCTAATGAAGGAGATGATCCCGTAACTATTACTGTCTACGCTTGGGCGTCAGACGTTGTGCTAACCATGCCAACATCACTGACTACCCTGACGGCGTTAAACTACACGCCACAATCAGGCATGATGAACTCGGGAGACGAATACGGAAAGGGCATAGTGTCCGGTCCGGCTTCGGCAGTAGCACACGCCGCTGGTCAGTTAAAAACTGTTCCAGCAATCGCTCCATATGCGCGTGCAACTGAGATGGTAGCAAAAGGCGTTGGGTCCTTAGCTACACATTGGGGTTACTCTCGACCCCCAATAGTCACAGATATTATTCAACAAAAGCCTACACCAGCAGGCAATATGTCCAATACAGATGCAGCAGATGCTGTTATGAAATTATCTTTAGACTCAAAACAAGAACTCACAATAGATTCAAGAACCGTCGGTCTAGACGGAGAGGATTTAATGGATATCCCACGCTATTGCCAAAGGGAATCCTATTTAACACAGTTCACGATGAATACAGTTCAAGGCCCAGATGCCTTGCTCTGGAACACAAGAGTCACACCCCTATTGTTCGGGGTGAATGGCACCGAAATCCATCCGACACCAATGGCTCACATGTCAACGGTGTTCAATAAGTGGCAAGGGACTATCAAGTATAGATTCCAAGCCGTCAAATCAAACTTTCACAAAGGGAAGATCCTACTTAGGTGGGATCCGCGAGCTAATGACACAGCAATTCAATACAATACTGTTTACAGTAGAGTCATTGACCTCGCCGAATGTGACGATTTCGAAATTTGTGTAGGGTGGGGACAGGCATCCCCATTCTTAACCTGTGGTAAGATGAACACCACGGAAGAGTTTTATAGCAGTTCGAGCAGACTGCTAAATAATACTAATGGACAATATAATGGGGTACTTGAAGTAGCTGTCGTGAACAGTCTCGTATCCCCGTCTATCGACTCACCAATCCAGTTCAACGTCTTTGTTTCGGCATGTGACGATTTGAAATTTGGAGAAGTGGCCACCGATAAGATGAAAGCCTATGGTTTGTGGCCAACACCACCACCTCCGTTCCGCTCGCAATACACGCCTCAATCAGGTATTGTAGATGCAGCAGCAATCTCAGGAACGTCAGAAGGCGCAACAGATGCTCCAACCAACCCTGATCCAATTGCACCTATCGCGCAAACTAGCGCAGTAATGGATCAGACCCTCAATGTTTTCTTCGGAGAATCTCCCAAATCAGTTCGGGAGTTGCTACGACGTTATATCCTCCACCGTGTTGATGTGCGCACTGCGCCAGACCAAACGGGAAACGTTAAGCTATTGAGGTTAAATGACAAAGGATTAGGATTATTCCCAGGTTGGGACCCTAATGGGATAGATGTAGAAGCTTCACAGCCATGTAACATTACAATTCCCACCTTTGCACAGTGGTTCATGCCTTGCTATGCAGGCTGGCGTGGTTCCACTCGTACCAAATATATGTTCTCTGGAAATGCAGACACTAAACCAGTAGTAACAAGAGTCGGATTCTCATCTTTGCCAAGATATTCGGAATCTGCTTCAACCTTTGACGATGTAGCGTTCGCTACCAAGCGACTCACCGCTGCGTCATCACCGTTGTCAGCTGGGGGATCAGCAACAACAAATTTAGGCATTAATGACACAATTGAGGTCGAAGTTCCATTTTATAATGGGGTTCGATTTCAGTCAGCCCGGCAACCAACCGGGAACTTTGTCAATGGATGCCATTCCGCACGCGTCGAAACTGCACTATATAAGACGTCGACTTCAGCTAAATTCCTAGATTCGGCCGCAGCGATTGCGTCGTGGAAATCTGTGGGGGAGGACTTTACACTGTTCTTCTTCACTGGATGTCCCATTATTTACAATAATGAGATTAACATTCCGCCATAAAGGGGCGCCTTTTATTTATACGTAAACATACCCTGCTCTTGGGTATAAAAATATTTTAGAGCATTTAGTCCACCCTGTGCCGGGTGGAGCGGCTTGTATTTATACAAGTCGTTGCAAGGAGCATCAGCTCTGCAGTTTTGATATTACATCGATAGTTTTTTACTGCAGGGGTTGGCCCTTTGCAGGAATTTTTATGTCGGTTACAATTTTCATCAATTGCACTTGCACATTGTACATATGTCACACGGGTTAAACTATCCCCTTGTGTAAATACCATATGTACCATTTGTTGGTCATTTACG